CGTCGGATCATAGAGATAAAGGAGCGGCATCAGGCGAACACAACGTGGTCGAGCGATGGAAGCGCCCCGGCGTTCGACTGAATGTTTCCGACCGCGCCGCCGCCGACGATCGATCCGGCCGCGCAGGATATGCCGGTGATGACGAACCCGGCGCTGCCATTCACTGCCGCGATGGCGACCTCGATCAGCGCGAGGTTCGTCACATCCCCCGGCGCGCCGCTGTAGCGCAGCGCAGTGGCGATTGCGGTGGCGATAGCCGTCTGAACGGTGCCGGATGCGCCGCTTAGGCCAGCGATCGTTATCGTAAGGGCGTTGGCAGTGGGTGCAACGGCGGTGACGTGGGCCAGCGCGCTTTGGCGCGGAAAGATGTAATCGGCGACGGTGAGCTGGTCGCCCGTCGCGACTGTTCCAGTATCTTCGAAGGTGGAAACCCCGTCAGTTCCTTGCGGGAAGCCGCCGTGCGCAGCCTGCACGATATCCATCATGAAAAGGATCCCGAGCGTGCCCGGTCCCGACAAGTTGCGCTGCAACCATGCCCGGGTCACGCCAGGGACTTCGAGTGCCCACGCCGGGTAGTCCGTAACCGAGCCTCCCTGCGGCGGCGCGGCGTAGCGATCGAGCATCCTGCTCCGCAGATCGGCGTCGCTCTCCACATCGGCCCCGCCGCGTATCGGGTCGTCGACCGTGCCCGAATTGGCCACGCCCGCCACGCCTGCGACCAGCAGCATCGCAGTCGACGTTTCGGCATTCCCGTCGGCGCCGCCCGTGTCGGCGACGACCGCGACCGACACGCTACCGCTTGCCGCCGTGGCATCGTCCGTCACGGTGTAGCGGACGCCATCGGACCGCGTGATCGGCGTTCCAGCCGGCACGACCGATCCGTTGGCAGCATCGAACGTGACCGTTCCCCGCGCGTTGGTGGCTGGCTTTCGGTTGATGCGCTTGAGCGCCGCCCAGCCTTCGAGATACTCGCCGGTCGCCGTGAACGGCACCGACTGGCGAGCGATCTCGTCGATATAGCCGTAATGGAGGTGAGCGGCTCCAGCGACGACCTCGCCGAGGATGCCGAGGTTCGAATAGCGCAGCCGCGCGTCGACGCCAGGCAGCGCAGCATTGATGTCGTCCGCCGCCTGCTGACGCAGTTCGGACAGACTTGGCCGGGCGTGAGGCATCTACAGATTATCCCAGAGCTCGGTGAAGGACATCGCGCGACGGGTTCCATCGGTGCGGTGAAACAGGATTCGCGCGCTGAGCGCGCCGGGGCGCGCCCACTCGGTGCTGATCTCGATCTTGGTGACGACGCCGTCGTCAAGCATCCACTGAAGCGCAACGCCCATATCGTTCTCGATCATGGCGCGGGTCAGATCGTCGGCGCGCAACCTAAGGCGCAGCCATATCTTCGAGCCGATTGCTCCCGCCCACCAGCCGCGCGGGTCGTCCTCTTCGCCGACCGGCAGCTTGTCGTCGGGCCCCGCCGCGGCGTCGGTGAAGATGCTGATCAACGCCGCCGTGAACAGGTCCTCGCCGGCGGCGAGAACCCCGCCCGCCGTGAACGAGGTGTCGAGTGGTTGGCCGTTCTCGTCGACCACCGAATTGCCGTTTTCATCGGTCCAAGAGACGGCGTTCGCCGGCATGATCGACCAGTCGCCGAATGACCGATCTCTGTCCCAGCGCGTAGCGATGTCGGTCATGGCGGCGCCTAGCTGAGAAGGTGATCGGTGACGCCGGTCGTTGCTCCGCTGACCGGGTGCTTGTGAGCGTTGTACGCGTCGTGGATCGCCTTCAGGCTGATCTCCACGCCGTCGACCACCAACACGATGTCGGTGGCCACGATGCGGGCGGGTTTGCCCTTGAGGTCGGCCTCGAGCCCGTTTTCGGTCAGGAGGACCTTCGCGCTGCGGACATCGTGAAAACCGCTGTCGCCGGGCTTCAAATTGCGGGGCCTCGACGGGCGATGACTTGTTCCGATGACGAGGGATTGGCTGCGATCCCCGCCCCGGTGCAGCAACAGCACCTCGGCATTGATGGGCGGGACCGAGACGAACCCGAACTCGCTGATCCGTACAACGTCGTCCATCACCCGGTCGTTGAACCCTTTGCCGAGGGCACCCTGCGTGATCTGGAGATATTGAAGCTCGCCCGCGTCGTTGGCTTTGGTCACCTTGCCAAAACCGATCATCCGCAAGAGCTCGCGCATCATGACGCGGGCGCCGGTGTCGGCTGAGCAGGCTTGATGTCTGCCGTGCTCACGGGGTTGATCACGATCGGCTCGGGCACAAACGCCGCCCTTGGCATCAGCAACATATCGGCCGTCGTACCGCCCTCGCTGGAGCGCCGAAACGACACCTCCGACAGCACTAGTTCCTTCCCGCCGCGGTTGCCTGGAAGGTTCACCGGCACGATCGTATTCGGCGCCCAGAGCTTCCCATTCTTGTCGCGCCAGCTATCGACCATCGCATGAACGACCGCCGAGCGCCCTGCCCGTCGCGCCGCATCCCACTTCGCCTTCGTGCTCGTGAACACGCGCGGGTCGGCGGCGACGTTCTCGACCACAACGTAGAGCAGGCGATGGCGCGGGACATTCGGATCGACCGCTTTGTCGTAGAAATCGCTGCCGGGAAGATCGCTCAGCGCGTTGAGCGATTCCGCGCAACACACGATCTCCGAATATCGCCCGTCCATGCTGTTCTCGGCTGACCATGCCTGCACGTTCGTGCCGTAGACGACACCACTAGCCGCTTTCGTCTTCCCCACGGTGGCGAGGATCAGGTGGCCGCGCGAATCCTCGTAGGCGAGCAGCCCGGCGTTGCGAGCGAACTTCTGAATGATGTCCGCGCCGGTCTCGCCATAGTTGAGCATCCAGCCGATCGCGTCGGGTCCGGGCTTGGCGCCCTTACCAAGCTCAACCGCGATGCCATAGGGCAAGGCGAGCTTCTCGGCGATCTGCAAGGCATTGCCTTGGATGATCTGCCCACTCTCCCACTCCGCCGAGCAATCGACCAGATCTTGCGTCATGCCGCGCCCTTGGAGCGTGATCGTGTGCGAGCTGTCTGTGCCGGTTTCGCTATCCCGATCGACATAGCCGGTGATGACCAGGTCGTTGCCGATCTGCACCGAGCATTTGTCGCCAGCGCGCGGGACGATCGTTCGTCCGTCGATGGGATCGACGCTCGACAGCGAGACCGTGAAGCTGTTGGGGAAACCTTCCGCGTGCAGCGTGATCTCGATCTCTTCCCAGCCGCCTAGCTGCTGATCGTTGACGTTCAGATAGACCTCGTCCGGATCGCGGTTGAGCTTGGTGCCTGTGATGACGATGTCCGTGTCGATCGGAAGCGTCGGCAGCTTGGTGAGGGTCAACGTCACGCGGCCAGAGCCTCAAATTCGACAGGCATGAACATCGGGTGGAGCGGCTGCGCTTGAGACGTCACCTCGTCGGCCCTGCGGGCGTCGCGGTAACACCGTTGTGCGACGGCGAGCGAAGGCAGCACGGTCGGCATGCGCCAGAGCCTCAAACTTGCCAGCGTCGCACCGCGCGACCGTAAATCTCGGATCGCCGCCGCGCGCGCGGCGCGCAGCGCGAGGAAGCTCTCGTCGTCCCCAATGTCGGCGGCATGCTGTGCCATATTGGCCATCAACGGGCCGATCTGATTGACGATGGTCACCACGTCGTTCGCGCTGGCAGGTTGATAGCGACCGACGGCGTTGACCATTTCGGCAACCGCGGCTCGACGCACCATTGTGCCGTACGCAACGCCGATCGGTGTGTCGGCCTCAGGCCTCATAGGATCGAATACCGCGAGGCCGGAGAGGAGCCTTATCGCATCAGCGGGGTCGGCGCAGGCCGCAGAAAGGGCCTCGACCAGCGAAACCGCCGTTGCGCCGATCGACGACCCGTATCCGAGATCCGCAACATTGGCCGCGTTGCCGGCGGACCGCGCGGAAACCGAGATTGAGGTTCGCAGCAGCGACGCGCGGTCGATTAGGTCATCAATGGTCGTGTCGCTGGTGAAGGGCGATTGAGCCACTCCGTACGCGCCAGCGTTCGATCCTGCGGCAAAGCGGCCATACGAGCCCGGCAACAGAGCGGCCAAGCCGTATAGCGCGGTCGCGTCAGCTCCGAGCACGATCGTACGCGTCGTCCAGCTAGCGGTCGTGACCTGAAGGTCGCGGCGGCGGCCGCCGTCCGCAAACGCTCCTGCCAGCGCCCGAACGCCATCCGCGACGAGCGCGACCTTGACGAGGTTAGCCGCGCTCAACAGTCCGGAGCTGGACGAAAGCAGCGACGGAAACGACTTCTTGCCGCTCTCGACGAACTCGACGTCGACCGTCGACATCGTGCTAGCGCCTTCGTCCTGGCTGACGGCGAAGCGCATGACGCTGACGTTGATCGGGCCGAGCGTCGGGTGAGTGAGCAGCCCGGCCCCCTTGGCTTCGAAGGCCGCAATCAGAAGAGAGCGCTGAAGCTGAATCGGCCCGCCCGCGAAGAGAACGTCGTTGTCGACGATGAAGCCGCGAAAGCGAAAGCGGCGCTCGGCGCGCCCCATGTCCTCCGCCCAAGGCTCGTCGCGCCCGGGGTAGCGATGCACCGCCTGGCGCCGACCGCCCCCGATTTCATCGCCGATCACTGCGAAGGGTGCGCCGCGATACGAAGCCGGAAGAAGGTTACCGCCGAACAATGGCATTACAGTCCTCCTTTCGGTGTGATAGATCGCGCGCGACAGAGGAGGCGACGATGATCATCCAAATTCTGATGCTGCTGGCGGCTCAGGGCTCGTCGGATTGGACACCCTATGATGCAGCAGATGCGAACCTGAACACCGCGTACCAAGCAGTAATGGCTCACCTATCGCCGGCCGAGAAACTTAGGCTTCGCAACGAGGAGCGCGCTTGGATCAAGTCCCGGGACGCTAAATGCGGCGTGTCGTCTCGCGGGGCCTGCGCGGTACGGTTCATCAACGCTCGCACAGCCGCGCTGGAAGCGCGTTTGCCTTCTTCGGCCTATTACCGCTCGCTCAGTGAGCCCAGACTACTTGCGGTCGAGCGAGCGCTCAACGAGCAATGCCGAGGTGGCCCTGGCCAAGACCCCGATGGGCCTGTCTGCCGGCATCGCGATACTGCCGTAAGCGAGATGATGCGGCGTGGCTGGTGCTGGGGGCCGGACGACGCGGCGAGTAATGCCGACAGCCGCTGGATGCGCGCTGGCCCGAGGTGCCACAATAGCTAGCCGCCACGAACAGGCTCGTACGCCATACTCTTTGCGGGCGCGCGACCGCCACCGGCCGTAACCTTGGTGCGCGTTCCTGGAGGTGCGCCCCTCATGTCGATTTCGACTTTGACCGGGATCGGCGTCGCCGCCGCGACAGCGGCGCGCTCGGCGCTGTCGCGATCCTTATTTGCGGGCCGCTCGACATATCGAGCGAAGCCCGCCGCGATACTCGCGGGATTTTGACCGTTGGCGAGCGCCTTGGTCCACCCCTTTCGTTCGGAGTTTTGCGTCTCCCATCGTAGGAAACGCCATTGCTGCTCGCGTGTCGAGTTTTCGACATCGACGCCCATCTTCTCTCGAAAGAGTTTCTTGCGCGCGCTGTCGGTCCACTGAATTAGTCCGCGACCCGACCCGCCTCGCTCCTTCGATCGTTCATCGCCACCGCTTTCGAGCACGACGTTCGCCGCCACGCCGACTGCCTCAGCTGGCGTAAACCCATAGCGCGTTGCTTCGACAGCTAGGGGTGCAGCCTTTTGGGCCAGAGATTTAATTTGCCCCGCGGAATAGCGACCTGCGCCGGACGCAACGCCGCCAGCCCCACCTATGCGATAAGATGCATCGGATAGCTTGTCAGCCGCGCGCTCCATCTTGCCGCCCGCCCGATCCATCTTCCCGCCCGCGCGATCGATCGTGTCAGCGCCAGCTATCCAGCGGCCGCCAGCCACGAGGCCATCGTTCGCATATTCGGACGCGTCCGAAGCAAGCTCCTTGGCTCGGTTGACCCCTCGGTCGAGAAGCTGATCGCGCATCACCGACTTGCGCGCTTGCCGTTTCGCCTTCTCGATCTGGCCATCCGTCAGCACGGTCGCCGTCTTGTCGCTGTCGGCCATATCGGCCGACAGGGCCTTTCCGCCCTGGGTGAATGCCGGGAGAACGTCGAGCGAAATACCCAAATTTCGCGCAGCGGTGCGACGCCCTGAACTGTTTTGGCGCGCGAGTGCATCGGCGATCGCAGGAAGCATCGCCTCGACGTTGACCGTGCCGTCCGCGTTGGTCTGCATTTGCACACCGAGCCGCGATAGAACGGCAAGCGCTTGATTATTTCGGCCGTAGCGGGCGTCGTTGAGGGTTTGAGACAGGCCACCCAGCGCGCCGGTGGCCTTGTCCCTATCGACCCCCATGCGCTCTGCCGCGGCGCTGAACTCCTGCATCGCCTTCGTGCCGACGCCGATGATCTCGGCGGTGCGACCGATCGACGCGCTGCTGCGACTCCACCCATCGGCGAGCTTCATCAACCCGATGCCCGCCGCGGCGACCACGCCCACGATGCCAGCTACCGCAGCGCCCACGCCCCCGAGGACCCCGGTTAGAATACCGCCCTCGGCCGCCGCCGCGCCCATCCCAGTGCCCATCGCACTGGCGGCCTCACCGACCGCGCCCATGCGCGCGCTGACCCCCGCCATGACCGAGCGACCGCCGAAGATCTTCGCGCCTGCCTTTTCAGCATCGCCAAAGGTGCGGACGATCGCGCGGCCAGATCGACCGATCGACCTTTCCGACGCGGCCATAGCGCGCTCGTTGACGCGCCCGGCTCGGCCGGACAGTTTGCCGAGCCGCCCCTCGGCGGACGCGATGCCCTTCGCCGTCCTGTCGTCGGCGGTGATCGCAATGCCGTAGGTGGGTTGGCTCATGCTATGCGGCCTCCAGCCAGTCCCACCATTGTTTCAACACTGACCAGGGACGGGTCGCGACCTCGTCCGGCAGCTTGCCGAAGCGCAGCGCGATGCTCACCAGCACCGCGCCCTCATCGGCAGGCCTCAGCCCAAAAAAAGCGTGATGAAACTCGCCGCTTTCATCAGATCCCGCGTCCCGATCTGACGGATGATGCCCTCGGGAACACCGCTGACGATCGACACGGCCTTGATGTCGGCGTCGATGCCGGTGAGCTTGTCCCACTGCGTCCATTCGGCGGCGGTCGGCTCGCGCAGCTT